TTATTGCCCTAATGAGTATGAACTCCTTACCTCATTCATAAACTATTGGATGCAAGATGTTCCTGATGTGATCACAGGATGGAACATACAGATGTTTGACATACCTTATATCTGCAGAAGATTGGATAGGGTTCTTGGTGAGAAGTTGATGAAGAGAATGTCACCTTGGGGTCTTGTGAGTGAAGGAGAAGTCCATGTAATGGGACGCACTCAGATTGTATATGATGTGGGTGGCGTAACTCAATTAGATTATCTAGATTTGTATAAGAAGTTTACTTATAAGGCACAAGAGTCTTATAGGTTGGATTATATTGCAAAGGTAGAACTTGGTCAGCAGAAGTTAGACCATAGTGAGTTTGAAACGTTTAAGGATTTCTACACACAAGGGTGGCAAAAGTTTATTGAATATAATATAATTGACGTGGAACTTGTTGACCGACTGGAAAGCAAGATGAAACTGATTGAACTTGCATTGACTATGGCATATGAAGCTAAAGTCAATTATAGTGACGTGTTCTATCAGGTGCGGATGTGGGACACCATCATCTACAACTATTTGAAGAAGAGGAATATTGTTATTCCCCCTAAGAATAGAAACCAAAAGAATGAAAAGTATGCAGGTGCTTATGTCAAGGAACCGAAACCAGGAAAGTATGATTGGGTTGTTAGTTTTGACCTTAACAGTCTGTATCCTCACCTTATTATGCAGTACAATATTTCCCCAGAGACCCTCAGAGAAACTCGTCATCCCAGTGCGAGCGTTGAAAGGATCTTAGGAGAAGAAGTAACGGACTTTAATCCTGATTATGCAACGTGTGCTAATGGAGCACAGTATAGAAAGGATGTGCGTGGATTCCTACCAGAGTTGATGGATAAGATGTATGGTGATAGAGTGGTGTTCAAGAAGAAGATGCTTCAAGCAAAACAAGAGTATGAAAACAATCCGTCCAATGCACTTACCAAAGAGATTGCTAGGTGTAACAACATTCAAATGGCAAAGAAGATTGCCCTTAATAGTGCTTATGGTGCTATCGGCAATCAGTACTTTCGGTATTACAAACTTGCTAATGCAGAAGCCATTACTTTGTCTGGCCAAGTATCCATACGTTGGATAGAGAATAAAATGAACGCAAAGGTCAATAAGATCTTAAAAACAGAAGGTGTTGATTATGTTATTGCTTCGGATACTGATTCCATCTACCTTAATCTTGGTCCTTTGGTTGACCGTGTATACGAGGGAAGAGAGAAAACTAATGAAGGCGTTGTTGGGTTCCTTAACAAGGTGTGTGAAACTGAATTTGAACCTTTTATTGAAAGTTCTTATGAAGCGTTGGCCAACTACGTAAGTGCCTATGACCAGAAGATGCAGATGAAGCGAGAGAACATCGCAGAACGTGGCATCTGGACTGCTAAGAAAAGATATATTCTCAATGTATGGGATAGTGAGGGTGTTCGATATGAAGAACCCAAACTCAAGATGATGGGTATTGAGGCAGTCAAATCTTCTACACCTGCCCCCTGTAGAGATATGATTAAGTCTGCTCTAAAGATTATGATGAATGGTACTGAGGATGAGGTGATAGACTTTATTGACAAGTCTAGGAAGGAGTTTAAGAAACTTCCTCCTGAAGATATTGCCTTTCCTAGATCAGCATCTAACGTAGAAAAATACAAAGCATCTTCTACAATATATGCCAAGGGAACTCCTATACATATACGGGGTGCATTATTATACAACCACTATGTACAAAAACATAAGTTGGATAATAAGTATTCTCTCATTCAGAATGGAGAAAAGGTCAAGTTCTGTTATCTAAAGAAACCAAATATTATTCACGAGAATATTATTTCTTTCATTCAAGATTTCCCTACTGAACTTGGTCTTGACAAGTATGTCGATTACGACTTACAATTTGACAAAGCCTTCCTCGAACCACTCAAAATCATCCTTGATGCGATTGGTTGGAATGTAGAAAAAACAGTAAACCTAGAACTTTTCTTCTCCTAATGCAATTACCTATCGATCAAAAAGATTTAGATACTATTATTAATGCACTTTCTTTGGGTGGAGATACTAGACTTTATTTTTTACTAAAAAATATTAGGGATGATAATAAATTAAAAGAAACTGCTGAGTGTGATATTTAAATGAAAAAGTGGTTTAATTTAAAAGAGGCAACTCCTTGGCATAAAGATCCAGAGGATGATGATTTTATCCCCTCTGGACCAGAATATTACAAGAGAGGTTCTCGCCACAATAAAATTGGAATGTGGTCTCTCTGGATTTTTCTTGGTATAGTTATTGTCCAGGTAATACACGCAATGACAGTAATACCATTTTTCCCCACTACATTTACTATTTTATTAGGATTATTTTTTATTTGGTATGTTGCGTGGAGAGCAACACATTGACATACCTGATATAATTACATTATAGGTTTTTAATTATGGATTTTTTAAAAGATATCGTTAAGGAGATTGGAGATGACTTCACCCAACTCGCAAAAGACATTGAAGAAACTGAAAGATACGTGGATACAGGTTCGTACATTTTTAACGGACTCGTTTCAGGTTCTATATTTGGTGGCGTATCTGGCAACAAGATTACCGCTATTGCTGGTGAAAGTAGTACAGGGAAAACTTTTTTCTCTCTCGCTGTTGTCAAGAATTTCCTTGATAGTAATCCCGATGGGTATTGTCTCTATTTTGATACTGAGGCTGCCGTTAATAAACCATTACTTAAATCCCGTGGGATTGACTTGAATAGATTGGTTGTTATTAATGTAGTAACCATTGAAGAGTTTAGGGTCAAAGCACTGAAGGCCGTTGATAAATATATGAAAATGCCCATAGAAGATCGCAAACCTTGTATGTTTGTGTTAGATTCTCTAGGTATGCTTTCGACAGAGAAAGAGATAAGAGATGCACTAGATGATAAGCAAGTAAGGGATATGACCAAATCCCAACTTGTTAAAGGTGCTTTTAGAATGCTCACTTTGAAACTTGGTCAAGCAAACATTCCACTTATAGTCACCAATCATACCTATGATGTCATCGGTTCTTACGTCCCTACAAAAGAAATGGGAGGAGGTAGCGGCCTCAAGTACGCAGCGAGTACAATCATTTATCTCAGCAAGAAAAAAGAGAAGGATGGAAAAGAAGTCATCGGAAACATTATCAAAGCAAAGACTCACAAATCACGTTTAAGTAAGGAGAATAAGACTGTTGAGATACGTTTATTTTATGATGATCGTGGTCTTGACCGTTACTATGGTCTATTGGAACTGGGTGAGATTGGGGGACTCTGGAAAAATGTCGCAGGAAGATACGAGATTGGAGGTAAGAAGTTATACGCTAAACAAATACTTTCAGAACCAGAGACCTACTTTACTGAAGATGTAATGCAAGCCCTTGATGAAATAGCACAAAAGGAATTTAGTTATGGAGAAGGTTGAGTTTCTAATTCTTAGAAACCTTTTATATAATGAGGAGTATGTTCGCAAAGTAATTCCGTTTATTAAATCAGAATACTTTGAGGACTATAATCAAAAGGTTGTATTTGAGGAGATTGTAAACTTCGTTGAGAAGTACAATCAAACTCTTACGCAAGAAGTTCTTTGTATTGAGACTGAAAAACGTCAAGATATTAACGATTCTTCATTTCAGGAGATAACTAAGTTAATTAGTTCTCTAGATAATACACCCTCAGAATTTAATTGGTTAGTAGATACCACTGAGAAGTGGTGTCGAGATCGTGCTATATATTTGGCACTGATGGAATCAATCCAGTTAGCAGATGGAAAGGATGACACTAAAGGAAGGGATGCTATTCCTACTATTCTCAGCGATGCTTTGGCTGTGTCTTTCGATTCTAATGTAGGACACGATTACTTAACAGACTACGAAGAACGATATGAGTCGTACCATAGGAAAGAAGACAAGATACCGTTCGACCTCGAATACTTTGACAAGATTACAAAAGGAGGTCTTCCGAATAAAACTCTCAACATTGCTCTTGCTGGCACAGGGGTTGGAAAGAGTTTATTTATGTGCCATGTGGCTAGCAGTGTCCTCCTCCAAGGGAAAAACGTCCTCTACATCACTCTCGAAATGGCAGAGGAAAAGATTGCGGAGAGGATCGATGCTAACTTACTTAATGTTAATATACAGGACATAACAGATTTACCAAAGACAATGTTTGAAGACAAGGTAACTAACCTTGCTCAGAAGACTCAAGGCACTCTTATCATTAAAGAGTATCCCACTGCGTCTGCACATAGTGGTCACTTTAAAGCATTGCTGCAAGAGTTAGCATTGAAAAAATCATTCAGACCTGATATAATATTCATAGATTATTTGAATATCTGTGCCTCATCAAGATACAGAGCAGGAAGTAACGTCAACTCCTACTCGTTCATCAAAGCAATCGCAGAAGAATTACGGGGTCTCGCAGTTGAGGCGAACCTTCCGATTGTATCTGCCACTCAAACTACTCGTAGCGGTTACGGTAGTAGCGATGTGGACATTACTGACACCTCTGAATCTTTTGGACTCCCTGCTACTGCTGACCTTATGTTTGCCCTTATTTCTACAGAAGACTTGGAACCGTTGAATCAGATAATGATTAAACAGTTAAAAAATAGGTATAACGATCCTACTGTCAATAAAAGATTTGTTATAGGAATAGATAGAGCAAAGATGAGATTATATGATTGTGAACAAAATGCTCAAGAAGACATAGTTGATAGTGGTCGGGAAGAAGAATATGAACCTGAAGAATCTAAATTTAAGAAAAACTTTGATGGATTTAAATTCTAATGACTATTTGGCAAAACTACATTAGTGCTTATCGTTCCCTGTTGCCTATGAAGATAGAAGGTCTATGGGCAGGTTGGGAAGGTAAAGGAACTCATTTAAATGCTATTACGCATTCACATCCACACTTTCTTAAGTCAAGGCAAGTGGATATAACTGATGGAAAGAATGTTGATATCTTTAATTGTATAGCATATCCTAAGACGGGAAGTAATCTTCCTTGTTTTGGTATGGACTTGATGAAGTTTTCTCCCAAGAAAATTATCATAGTATTTGATTTCCAACATCCTACAACAAATTATTTGTACTCTGTAGATGGATTACCTAAACATGAAGGTGATTATAGATTCTTTGAACCAGGTAATCATTTCTCAGAAAATATTTACATTAGGTATTGTACACCTGAAGATGTTGATGAACATCTTGATATGTTCAAATTATACTTGACTAAGTATGTAGATATGGTAGAATTAGAGAAACCAACTGGAACTGACACCAGTGTATATAATGACTTTGATGCTTATATGACTAAACTAGATCCAGTAGGAGGATTTCTTGCTGGTAAGTTTGGAGCAGATAAAGCAGACCGTCTTGTAAATGATTTTTTATTTTCTTATAAATGACCATCTATCCTTTTTATAGAGTCTTTACTGAAACAGGAGAACAGTATTGTGATTGTGGATGGGAGAAACATGCACAAGAACTTATTCTTCTTAATAAAGGTGTGCAAAGATTATCATATAGAAGAATTGATGCTCCTAAACCAATCAATCCAGAGACAGTTGATGTTGGTGTAATTCCTGTTGAGGAACTGCCTGGTCAACAAGGACTGCCAAAAGCAGTCGATAGACTTCCTTTTGAACCAGAAGAAGAAGAACTTGGATTACCACAAAGCGAACTTTACGAATTTTAATTATGTCTGTAGACACCGAAAAGTATCTTGATTTTGTTGCTGGAGTTACCAGTAAACCAAGTTCTGACCTTCCAACATTACTCTCTCGTATTACTGACTTAGATGTAGAATGTGATGCAGATGTACCACGTTTATTAACTGCTGCACTTGGTTTGACTGCCGAGTCTGGTGAGTTTACTGAAATAGTAAAGAAGATGGTATTGCAGGGTAAACCATATAATGAAGAGAATATCTTTCATATGAAGAGAGAACTTGGTGATATATGTTGGTATCTTGCACAGGCATGTATGGCACTTGATACTACATTTGATGAAATCATTGAGATGAATGTAGAGAAATTAGAATCAAGAT